CTAGGTCGGCAATCTTGGCCTCTTCGTCTGCTTTAAGAAAAGTAACTACTGGACGATGCTGGCTATCCCGAGAGCCAAGGACATCCTCGAGCATTGCGGAATCTTCAAGCCCCAACTCCCCCCGATCCCATACATGACCAAACAATGGGCTAGATACGAAAATATAAGACCTCCCGCTGGCTCCCCGAACCTCAATTCTTGGGATCCATCTGGAAGCATTGCGAACAATACAAAAGACCCTCATGACGTAAGGAGAGGGCGGGGGGGGATTGAACCCCCCGCCCAATCACATTTAGCTATAGCTAGGGGTCGTCAGACCGGGAACCGAGATGGCGTGGGTAAGCTGAAGATAATTCGGCTTAACTCCGTCAACCCGTTCGTAAGGTGCTTGACCAAAGATACTTGTGATGTAGACCTTGCGAACAAAGTCCCCATCGAAGGTTTCTTCGGAACGATCTCCGTCCAAGGATCCGTATCCACGGACAGCGGCGTTCGATCCGAGCAACAATGAACGGCCGATGGGGGTTCCCCAACGGTTACATTGAATGACGGGATCGCCCACAGCGTGGGTGTTGGTCAGGTTAGCTCCAAAGTTGGCCGCCCAGCCAGTAGGAGCTGTGCCACTGACAAGAGTCGCCCATGTGGTGGTCGACTTGTTGAAGGTTCCAGCGGTAGCGGACGTTAAGGCCGCAGTCATAGTGAGCTTGTTGCCATCGTTGGTGCTGTACTGATACAGGCCGTATTTTCCGCCCGACAAGATCAACACATAGCCACGATCTCCGGACGCTGTTGACACGCTGTCAGAAGGTCCAAATTTGTAGGCGTAGTTGTCGAAGAATTTGAAGAACTTGTTAGCCTTCGCATTCGTCGGAGCAGTCGCATAGCCAGTTCCGCCACCTTTAATGGTGATGCTGGCGCTGTTTGCGGTTCCGGCACCGATGGTGAATGTTTCGCCCAAGAGAGCTTTGGGGTTGAGGGAAGATCCCACAGCGCCGTAGCCATCGTGATCGAACGGATCGTATTGACGGATGGCGTGGCCATCGAGGTCAACGAATCCGCCTGTGAAGAACACCGAGTTTTCGCCAACCGAAGCCGTGTAGGCTTTGATTGCATCGAGATACTTGGTTTCGTTCTTCAAGGTGAAGAGTCCATCGCCAGTACCAACCACAACGAAGCGGTTGATCTTGTTCTTGTTAACAGTCCCAATCATTGCGGGTTTGGCTCCCAAAGTGCGGAGAGCCTGCCCGTTCTCGAGGATACTGCTGTAGGACAGAGTATCGGAAGGGAGAATATCGCCAACAGAAGAACGGTTGGAGATGATTCGGCTGTTGATGGATCCACCCTTGTGCTGGAACATCTTGAAGAGACGCTCCGTTTTGATCCGGCCGAGCCAAGATCCCAGCAATACTGGAACATTGGATTTCAGTTCGGAAGCAAGGGCGGTTTTCTCTTCAGTCCGGCGATTATAAGAGATCGCATGACGGAGGAAATCCACCGTGAGGTTAAATGCACCGACTCGGAAGTCCTCGGTTGCATCGTTGATGAGGTCGTCGCCCTGCACTCCCTCGCCGTAGATGTGAGCCATGCTACGGAAGGTTATTTTAGTGCCAGCGCCACGGGATAGATCACGGATGGATTGGATGGCATAGCTCTCCGTAGGTCCCTCGAACGACTCGAAGAAGTTCTCGGTAGCCTCGGACAGCTTTACGCCACGCTTCCACAATTCCGGGAGAAAGTTACTCCCGTTAGTGATCTGACCCGTTAGATTAGTTGTCGTGTTGTTTTCTGGAATGACAAGATTAGCCATAAGACTAGTCCTCCTTTTCTTTGGGTTAGATTTGTGAATCCACTAAACTTTAGAGACGGCCAACGAGCACCTGGAGTTGATCCAAGTCCTCGATTTGATTAGCCAGATCCCTAGCGTTCAGCGGGGTTGGTGTTGATGTGCGGGCGTTACCGCTCGCGGGTGTCAATGCGCTACGTTGCTTTACAGGACTGGACGCAAGGGCCTTTGTTGCCGTTCCGTTGGCTTTAGGGGCAATCCCAAGCTCGTTAGCCGCCATCTGCGTTAGCTTCCAAGGTAGTTGAGCATCAGAGAGTAAAGGATTCTGGGTCTCCTTCATCGCCGTAAAGATCTCGTTCATCTTGGTGACTAGTGCGCTGTTCTGGTTGGCTGAGTCTGGGTAGTATTTAACGGATTTTGACTTCGCTTCTTCGACGGCAACTTGACGAGATTCCTCTTGGGCGATCTCCTCTTTTTGAGCCTGTCGTTCAGCGTCACGCATCTCCCGCTGTAGCTTTGCGACTTGGATTTCGATTTCGGCCGCCTTGTCAAACTCAAGAGCCTTGAAGGCTTCTGCTTTCGACTTGATGGCTTCCTCGATCTTGTCCAAGTAAGAAGCTGGGGATTCCAGCTTTTGCTTGCCGGGTTCCGACTCGTTCTTCTTAACCATCTCCATCGCTTGAGCGAGGGTAAGATCTGGGTTTCTGGCACGGATTTGGAGGGCTTTACGCTCCTCTTCATTCCATCCACCAACACGGATCCTCTCGGGAAGGGCATCTGCCTTCTCCTCTACTTCTGGCTGTGGAGCTTCAACTGGAGCTTCTACTTCAGTTGTGACCTCTGCGGATTCCTCCGGCTTGGGTTCTTCTGGTTTTACTTCTGGAGTTGGAGCGGGTGCGGGTGCATCCGTTTCCTTGATTTGCTGAACGAGAGTTGCATAAGCCCTTTCGTCCAGCCCTGCGATTGCAATGTTTTGTGTATCGTTAGATACACTTGGAGTTGTGTTCTCGGCTTGCGCCGGAGGGATTTCGCTCATACGAAATAAAATCGCTATGTTTTTTGCGCTCCCAACAAACTTTCGATAAGAGTGGAAGCATTTCGCCCTTTCCATTACACGGACAAGGGCATTTGTTTTAACCTCTACCAATGGCACTCCCCAATTACATGGATCGTCCAACCGTGCCCCGCGGGATGACAAGTTTCGCAAGCGCAGACACAAGACCAAACAATCACCCAGTATCGCCAGCTTCCGGCTACGGCTATTTTGTTGGAACTGCGGCTAGGTATCTTGGTGAAGGGACGGTAACATTTCCAAAGGGGTTCAGAGAGCAAGTCTACAAATGGACTCTCCCGAGCATTGACGAGTATATGAAGATGATGCTGGGCGGGAATCTTGCTGGCCTAGCCGCCAAGGTGTTCGCAGAAAACCCCGAGTTCCTTGACGCATTCCCCACCCCAGCCGAATGGAAAGCCCAGCTTGATCCGGCGTTTGAATGCTTTGGCGGTAAGATTAAGGAGATTGTTGATGAGGCTTGGGCTGGAACTCTGGATACGACGGTCATTCAAAAACTGGCTGAACTAGACGCACTACTGACCTCAATACTTAACGAAGTTTTCCCAACTGCAGAAGAGATTGCCAATGCGGTTGAGGAAGCCCTGCGAGAGGTGAAGACTGCCCTCCAATCGCTTTGTTCCACTCTAAACGGGCAGTCCGATGCGATCATATCTGCCATGCTGAATCTTGTCCCAGCCTTAACCCAAGCGTTGCTTGAGCTAATACCGACGGCCAATGAGGCATGGCATTCGATATACGATCCGATTAGGAACATAATCCCAACAGCCACGCAGATCTCCGATGCTATTGTTTCTCCGCTTTCTGAGGCACTCCCCAGCGCAACGGAAATAAGCGAGTCTATAAACAAGGTGGTTGATGCCGTCGGGGTTCAGCTGGGGAATGTGTCGCAACAGATCCTTAATCAGCTCCAATCCGCCATCCCTAATGCCGAGGCTCTAGTAGTACAAATGGTGCAGGCTTTTATCACTGCGTTCCCGACGCAAGCTCAGATCATGAGTGCGGCCGAGAGCGCGGTTAAGGGGGTGATTGACTCTGCTGTCAAGGGGATTGCCGACCAGATTGCAAATTTAATTTCGGGAACAATCCCTCAAATGTTCCCATCGCTCTCACAACTTTTGCCTGGGGCGGTTAATGTAGTTGGCGGAGCTATCAGCCAGTTTTGCAACATCGTGCAGTCAGCCGCAGGTAGCATCATATCTGCAGTTCAAACCGCAATGGCTCTGATTAATGCTCTTCCAGTTATTCTCTGCACCCCAGCAGGGATTTCGACGGTTATAAGCGCCGCTTCAAGCACAATATCTTCGGCAGTTTCGGCCTTGAATTCGATAAGCATTCCATCTGGGATAGCGCCGAGTGTTACGGTTGCGGCTGGGAATGCGCTTCAATTTGGAGCTGGTATTGCCGCCGCAATTAGCGCCATGTTTTCCGGCCTAGCATCGAGCATGTCTGGCCTATTTAACGGACTAAATCTTGGTAGCTCCATAGCTAGTGCCGTGTTTTCGGCTGTAAGACCTCTTTATAACATCCCAGAAACGGCACTAAATAATATTATCAATACGATAAAACAAAATCTTGCGATTGTGGAAAGTCTTGCAAATACCGTCGTGAACATTGCAAGAACCGCTATGGCTGGCCTAAAAACTGCGCTTTCCGGAGTGTTTAATGCTGTGGATTCCCTTTTCGCTCCGCTAGTGGCCGTTGTCACAACTATTATGGCAAGGCTGTCAGCTCTTCTAAGTCCATTGCTCCACCCGGAGAATCTAGTGAATACGATCTCCAGCTCAATTCTGGCCTCCTTTAAGCCAAACTATTCGGCCATATTAGCGGCCTTGCTTTCAGCATTAAGCCCGTTGAGCCAGATCATCACCTCTCTTGGCGCAATTTGGGATCAGCTACAAGTAATTGTGGCGAGGCTCGCCTCAAGGCTAATTTCTATACTGAATGGCCTGTTTAACTTCGACGGAGTAATAGACAGGATTAAGGCGATCTTTAATTCGTTTTTTAAGGATTGGCTGGATGCGCCGGACATTATCAAGCAGACATGGAGCTGTTTGTGCGATGTTTTGCCACAGGCAATCGAAAATCTTTTCTTTAAGGAAGGTCGGCCATTAAGCATTTCGTTCCTCGAGGCATTGTTCAAACGGATCCTTGAGCCGTTGATCGCACCCGCAAGAGAGGTTCTTAGAAAGTCGCTAGAGGCGTATTGGAATGGTGCCTGTATGTATCCTCCGACATCTTCTGGATCCGTTTACATGCACACAGAGGAGCTTGGGCTTACGTACAAATGCCTTGCGAAGACAGCATTCAAGATCCCTCGTAGCAAAGAAAATTGGGATCCCAGCGATAGGTTTATTTGGACAATCAAGACTTCTATGACCGGAAGTTGCCAGAAGCCCAAGGCAGTCCCATTTTACTTTATGGTTCCGTCCCTCGCCCCAGACCCGATCAAGTTTATGGCCTCTTTCATTAACGCCTTGGCTAAATCGACATTTAAGCTCATTGAGACGCTTCTTTGCGAAACCATCGACGGATCATTGGCAAACATATTCGAGAAGGTCTTCAAGAGGATTTATGGGGATTTGGCGGAGCTTACTAGCACAACAATCGCTTCCGCCGGCCGGGTCGCTGGAAAACTTCTTGAGCTTGCGGTGAGCCTATCTGAGGGGATGTCCAAGTTTGTTTCTGAGACCTTTGGGCGGATCACGGCAAAGTCATTCAGCACAATCATTGAGATTGCCGATTTCATTACTAGCTGTGCCTACAAGCTCCTTGTCGACGTTATAAAGAGTGGCCTACCAAGAATAATCAGCGAATCCATTAAGGGTCTCTGGAATGCCATTACAAGGGCTATTCCTAACTACATAGCTTCTGCCGCTTTGGCTCCGATGGCGGCCGCATGCGACATTCTCAATAGCATCACGGGGGGGATTCTTGGGGCTGTAGTTAAGTTCTTTAGGGAGCTTGCCCCGGGCTTGGCACAAGCCTTGATTAACTCGTCCGTTCATTTGATTACGGAGACTGTCCCAAAGCTAGTTGGGGAGATCACCCAAGGGGTCGCTTCCGTTCTGAAGGACATAAACTTCAATCTTTGGAAGAGCATCCCACTTACTGTGTACCAGACATTTAAGGATATGTTCCCACGGGCGATTGCTGGAGCGGTTGGGGCTTCGTTTTGCATGTCGCAGGCTCTATCAAAGTCTTTGGCTCAAGGGGTTGGCGGTCTTTTCTCAAAGGCATTCGGAGCATTCGGCAACGTATTTACTGGGTCTCTTAGTCTTGGTGCGTTTGACTTTTCTGCTTTAGCATCTGCGCTTAGTAAACTTACAGAGCAAATTATTAATTGCCTCTTGAAGCTGATGCCGGCCGTCGGTCAGCTTGCATCTCTTGGGATTGCTGGAGCAGTCAAGGTGGCCTCTTTTCTTGATTCGTTGTTGCCTTCGCTTACCTACTTTACTTGTCCTCCCGGTCCAGTCCAAAAAACGATTAGCTATTGCGATGGGAACGAAACCAAGCAGATCATCGTCTTAGCCAAGGAAGTAGCGCCAGCACCAGGTAGTGGAGCCTAATGGATCCAGTAGAACAACTCGCCCTTATCGAAAGCCTTAAAACCTGTGCTGGGTATAAGGAGTGGTATGTGCCAACCCTACTGAGCAGGCTCAACATAGCCAAGGAGGCTGTTCTGGATCCCAAGATCGGGCCAGAAGAGCGTGAGAAAAGGCACTCCTTCTACATGGCCGTTCTGGAGATTTCACAACTTGTGGGCTTGCAAGAGGGTGCGATAAAAAGAACCATCAAATGAACGACATAAATAACGACAATAAGCCACTAAACCTTGACCTTTCCGGAGCAATCCAGATCCCAGAGTTAAAGCTCGATGGGATTGAATCTATGGGACAGCTCGTCTCGCAAATGCAGGGGCTACAGAAGAAGTTGCTGTCGTTGAAGGAGAATCTTGAGTCTGCCCAGGCGAATCTAAAAGAGAACCTAGCGAAGGATCTTCAAGAGCAGTTTGCCAAGCAAGCTCCCCTTATCCAAGAGAAGCTCCGAGAAAATATCGTTTCGGCTTTGAGTGCAAGCCTACAAAGCATTCCGTCTACGCCTGTTGAGGTTCAGCCGGAACCCCAGCCGGAACCCCAGCCGGAATCTTCCCCCACTTCTTAAT